ATATATTTTGAGGTTTTGGCGTTGGTAGATTTGCCAAAAGGAATGTTTGCGGGCTTGACGCCATTGTTTACGATATCCCCGTAAAATAGATATTCAAATACGATTTTAATTTCCTTTGAGGAGCTTAATATTTCGTATTCGATTGAGTCTATTAATTTGCCCGTATCCTTATGACCTTGAGCCTCGAGTTCCTGTTTTAGTTCAGCTTTAAAAAACTCGGCTACTTGCTCCGCCTGTTTTTCTATTATTGATTGTATATCCATAATCCTATTTTTAAGCTAAAATAAGCCGTTTTAAGGTCTTTTAATAACGAGCATTAAAAAAGCCCTGAGAATAACTCCTCAAGGCTTAAAATCCATACTATTAATGATTACAAACATTACTTAATAAGAGCCTCAAGCTCCTCCGCCTTACAATATGCAAGATTTACGATTAAATCCATTTCCTCGCAACTAACCCCTCCGAAATCTTTTCTCCAGCGGCTAAACATTTCATTAGCAATTAAAATTATTGCTCTTATTTTTTCCTCTTTATATCGGAGGTCAAAGCGGCTTAAATCAAATAATTTTTTAGCCTCAAGGGTGCAGCGTTTCCAGCTCGCTATTCTTACATACCCGTCCTTAATTTCAGCAAACGGGAGATGCTCTTTATTTTCTTTTGTCCCTCCCTCAATATCTTGCACCGTATTCATAAACTGCCAAGAACGACGGTAAAAAGATAATCCGTCATCAGGTCTATTATTGCGGTAAAACCTGTTTCCTTCTCGCTGTAATCGTATAGCGTTTTTCTCTGCAAAGTCATAAAGTGTTGTCGGCTCAAGTGTCATAATAAAAAAGGTTTTGAAAGCTAAAAAATATTGTTTGTTTTTAATTATAAAGCAAATATATAATGCTTTTATTAATTATCAAAACTTTTTTTAAATTATTTTAATTACTAATTAAAAAAGCCCCCTCAATCGAGGAGGCAAACTAACAAATAAAACCAAATGAAAAATATTAAAAACAACCCTCAATCTCTATCGCTGTGCCAACGGTAAGGAGGCGTTTCGGGGTTTGTTCGTAGCCCCTTGTAATATTAATTTGTCGAGTCTTAATTCGCTCCCTTAACCAGCCATTAATACGACCTCCTAATAATTCAGCGTCCTCTAAATGGTGCCAGCCCTCGGAGGGTATATCCTGAACGTAAACATATTTTTGCAGCTCCCTCAATACTAAAACAAGATAGGAATCTAAATCCGTCATTTGAATTTCCCACGCCTTGACCTTACTTTCGTCAATCTCAACCGTATAAATTTCTACTGAGTAGATAGGGTTAAAATTATTAGCCGTTCGCATCGTATTTGAAAAGCTAATCAGGGCGGGAAATTCGACAGGCATCTTTTGAGTAGGTCTCCCTAAATCGTCCCATGCTTTAGAGTAGAAAATCCCCTCGTTTGGGGAGGCGTTGTATTTATAGTTTTTATCAAATGCAACCGCATTAAACTGCTCCGTAAATTTTAATGCTGCAAAGGTTTTGAGTTTATCATTTTCCCGCTCCGTGACGTTTGCTAAAATCTTGTAAATATCCGTGAGGTTTAATCTCATTTTTTAAGTTTTTTGACGTGCCAAGCGGTTATTTTTTCCCCCTCTAAATCCTCCAGTATTTCGGGAGCGGTTAAATCGGAGGATTCAATCTCCCTCCTTGCTGAGTCTGTTATTTCGTAGCCTATTGCCTCCAAATAATCAGCGGTCGCTATTTGCTCAACGGTTGCCTCGATTTTAGGCGTTTCCTCAATCGCTGGAGCTTTAGTAGTGCGTTCGTACCAGGTTGCGTTTTTATTGCTTTCCGATACTTTAAAGCTGCCCTCGGGTGCTGTTAATTTTTTGAGGAACTCCTCGTCATAGGAAAAAGTACGAATATCATTTTGAGCTGTATAAACTCGAATTTGCTGTTTAGTTACTTTTATTTTTTGTGCTTTCATATTTATTTTATTTCGTCACTTGTTAAATCGTCGGAGGTTGAGGGGAGGATAAATCGTATTGCGTCTCCGTCGTTTCCTGTTATTTCTTGACGCTCTACATATCCCCGCTTTTTACCTTTTGTTTTTAAATAAAAAATCGTTGCTGCTGTATTGCCTCCCTGTATTTGTTTATGGAGTTGAGACTCCGCAAAATCAAGGGCTATATTTTCAATGTCATCTACTGCCTTTTTAAACTCGGGGTCGTCATTGCAATATTGATAAAATGTTTTGCGGCTTACGTTTGCTTTTTTGCACGCTGTTGTAACGACTCCGAGGGAGTTTTCCAACGCCTCAAGCAATCTGCTTTTATAAATGTCACTTTTGTTACTCATTTAACCGTTTTTTAAGCCGTTTAAAGGCGTTTTAATCATTGCCCTATACAAATATAAGGTTTTTTATTTTAGTGCGTTAAATCGCTTTATTTTATATGCTTAAGCCATTGCAAATATATTTGATTTGATATTTGAGCCGTCATCACTGGAGGAACGCTCATCCCTATTAAATATTTAGGCTTAACATCTTTAAAATTATAATCTAAAGGATAAGAGCCAACTTGCAAAAGTTCTAAATTATTTAATTTCCTAAATAGTTTATCATGCCATTCATAAGTACCATCGCTTGAAACAACTGTTTTAACAACATCATTTCTATTAACTTTTGTATATCCAAACATACTGCCGCCATCATTTATACCATCTGCAAAAGTTTGACCTGATTTTGATAACGTCCAACCTTTATATGTCCTTGTATCTTTATTTTTAACTTCGTTTAAGTCTGTCACATCCTCAATCTCACCAAACAAAATAGGCTTTTCATTAAAACTTAATTCTAATTTAGGGAGTTTAAAATCATTCCTGAGGCCAATAAAGAAAACCCGCTCCCGCTTTTGAGGAACGCCCATACTTGCAGCATTTAACAAAAATAATTGCACCCTATAACCAGCCGCTCTAAATTCCTGAAATATTTTTTTAGTGTATGCTTTTGCGTTGCCCTGAATTAATCCCTTGACGTTTTCTAAAATTGCGACTTTTGGCTGGAGCTTTTTAATCGTCTTGATATATTCAAAAACTAAATCGTCAAGGCGTTGCATTTTTTGCCCCTCTTTAAACTTCTTTTTTTTGCCCCAGTCCTTATCTCTATTTCCAGCCATTGAAAAGCTCGAGCAAGGCGGGGAGCCGTCTAATAAATCTAAATTGTATAAATCGGAGGGTAAATCCTCCCGCTTATTAAATAGCCTTATATCCTCCGTAAAGAAATAATTAGGGTTGTGATTTTCTTTATAAACGGTAGCAATTTTTTCATCAATTTCAACCCCTCCAATATGTTTAAATCCAGCTAATTTGTAACCCATTGTTGAGCCTCCTCCACAAACAAAAGTTCCAAATACTTTTGAGCCGTGATAATTTATATCTTTAGCGGGGTATCCGTTTTTTAAATGCCATTTATACGGGAATTTGTGGTCGGTCATCGTCTAAATTTAAAAGTTTGAAAATAGCATCCTCAGGCGTTTGACCGTGCTTTAAAAGCTCCGATTTTACCAGCTCGTAATCCTCTAAAGTGAACTCAAGTTTTAAAATAGCTAAATCGTTGAAATCATCCTCCCCGTATTCATTATTTTTATCGCTGTAATCCTGTTCGTTTTGCTGCTCCGTATCATTGCTCCAATCTACTAAACCCCATTCGCTCAGCTCAATATCCCAACCATTCGCCAATACGTCAAAGTCCCAATCTCCGTCGCTTACATTGTCAATTATTACAAAGGCGTTTTTTTCCTCCTCGTTCAATCCTTTAGCGTCTTGAGTCCAGTTTTTAGGGAGGGTTTCTGTTTCTATAAGCTCAGAAAAAACAGAAACGCTATTTTTTAATAAATCGTCACTATCTATGTTTAAAGCGTTTTGAGCCGTTTTGATAACCGTTTCTATATTATCAGGTCGATAGGTACTGCAAATATATTTAAGCGTCTTAAATCGCATATTTCCGCCTAATATTACATTTTGCTGCTCCGAGTCAAAAGTGATTTTATTCTTTTCCAGCAAACGAGGATAAACGAGGATTTTATTAAGCAATTTTTTAAAGCTGGTATCCTTTAGAGTTCGGGGGTTTTGAGGGTTGCTCCTTAAATCTTTTAATTTCATTTTTTAAGTTTTAAATTGTTGCCGTACGAGTTTTTGCTCGTCGCACTAAATAAGTTGAGGCGTAATATCTTGAGGCATCAATTAAATGGTCTAAACCCTCCGAGGGCTTGCCCGTTGGTTTCCCGTTTCGAGTTTCCCAAACATACTCGCTCATTTCAGCAATCAAATTTATAGAATTTTTAATTATTTTAATATTATAGTTTTTCATTAATTGGATACCGTGAATGATTGAGCCTTTGCCCTTCTTTGCGGGCATTGTATAAAACCCGTATACTTTTTTTAATTCCTGGATACTGGAGGGGGAATGGTCGCACAATATTTTTGAGCCTTTAGATACTCCGAGTTCCGTCATTCTTTTTGCTAAATCCCTGTTTAAAAGCTCCGTTTCATAAATTAGCTCCTCGATATACAAATTGCCGTGCTTAACTCCGCAACGTACGAGGGCGGTCGGGTCGGGGTGAAATCCAAAATCAAGCCCGTAGCCTATTTTATCGCAATCATCAGGGAACTCGTCAACGATTGAAAAGTCAAATATTAAGCCCTCCAGGCGTCCCGTAATTCCTGAGACGTAAACGTCACGTTTGTAGTCGTCTTGTATCGATTCGATACGCTCCCGCTCCTTTTCGCTCAAGGCTGGATTATCTATATACGTTGTTCGGGTAAATACGTAATCCTTTTGATTAAGTGACGGGAGGAGTTTATCGTGCAGCCAAAA